CGATAATTCAACCCGATCAGTTGAGTAAGGCTCGTTTGCAGATCCCGTAAGTGTTGATTCGTCATACAGCTTAAACATGTCAATCGTTCCAGCACGTCCGACGTTTGCATCGGAAGCCGAGAACTGATTGTTGATGATCTTATTGGTGATGTACGTGTCAGCAGAAGCCGTAAGATTTAGTATCACAGGACGCTCCCGACGATGTCTGTATTAGGAAACTTGAGTTCGAATATTGAATCCCTAGGAGGAACAACTAAGCCGTTTAGCAAGTTTGCATTGAGATCAAACACTTCACCCGAGTACGAAACATCGTTGACGGTTCCAAAGAAGTTTCGAAAGCTAAGGCTAGGAAGTGCTTGAACGCCGGCAGTATTCAAGATTGAAAATATGATATCAGACTCAACGATCGGTTCACCGATTTGGAAATTCTGAGTTCTCAACAGCACTTTGAGATTGTTGATTACGTTTGTGAGAGTTACGATCTTGTTTGCATTTGGTCTTACGCGAATCGTAAAGTCGACACCAAAGTTGATGATCTTTGCATCTTTGATTTCAATCGATTCGCTAACCAGCCTGAACTCGTTAAGGTAAGATCTAAGATTAAGCTTTAGCGTATCGCTGGCAGGTGCGAGTTTGCCTGAGCTGTCCTTACAAATGATAAACAAATCACTGGAAAGTTTGTTCTCGCCGCTAGGTGATACACCGGCCCTGAACACTCTTCCGAACTGAGCGGGCAGCGTGTACACTCGAGAGAGAAGATCTTCCCTTGTTACGATCCTGTTCTGAGAATTAACTGCGGAAGGTATTTTTGCCCTTAGCTCCTCAACGGTCAGGGCATCATCACCGCCTGACGCAGGGTTCGGATTGGTAACTGTAGCGTTTGCACGAATTCTTGTTACCGCAGCACCAGTAGCCGAAGATGGGAAAATTGTTTGCAGCGATGATACTGTTGTGATCGTACCGGCTGCAACGTTTGTGTTGAGGCCGCCTCCAGAAAGATACGTGACCGTAAGAGTCGTGCCTCTCGGAGAAACTCCTAACGAGTTGGATTCTAGAAGATTCTGTGGATCGATAGAGAACTTTTTGAACGTCGTGGTTCCCACAAGAGGAAGTGCCAACTCAGAGGGATCTGAAAGGACGTCGTCTTGGACCGACTTGCCATCACCTGAACCAAACCTCAACGTGGTTAGTCTCGTTGTCAAGCTTGTTTCTGTCGTAAACCTGTACGGTGCTGGAATTACCTCGAGGTTTGAAGATGCGAAAGATCCGTCAAGTGGTTTATCGGTGGAAACCGCTCTGAAGACGTTATCTTGGCTCAGGTCATCAACTTCGTAGTAATCATTTCCACTAGAATCAAAAACACCGGTGATCGATGAAACGTCCGCATTTGCCAGCGTGACCGTTCTGAATGGTACAAATGTGTTGGAAATTGAGATATTTTCTGTGATCAAACTACCGGCAGCAACAGGAATCGACCTCGTAATGTTGAATGTTGCTGGAGAGCCGTCGGCATTTACCGTTGCAACTTCAACATTTCCGAGAAGTTGACCAAGAAAGTCTGTCTTTGCAAAATCGATATCCTGAAGCGTTGTGAAAGTTGCGCCGCCGCCCGTGAACTCGGTACCGGTCAGAACCTTTGGCAGCTGCGATGTATCTGGAACGACAAGGCCCGTTGACTGCGTAAGTCCATCGACCGTGATCGTAAAATTGACGTTGGTCGATGCTGGCGATTTTCCTCGAATCTTGACGCCAGCATTTCTTAAGTGGTTTTCGATGTTCACCAACTCGGTTGCCGTTTCGTAGTTCAGTTCGTTGAACTGGTGATCCATATAAAAAGACATGGTATCGCCAACGAAAGCAGAGAGGTCGATCAGAAGGCCGCCTAGAGAAGCCTCAGAGAAGTCCTGAATCTTGTCAGGAAAAAAGATCCTTGCGTACTCAACGAGCTGTGCCCTGAACCCGTCAAAATCACGGGCCAGGTAGTTTCTTTGGATTTCGTTTCTAAATTTCTGTGCCACTATCCACCCGCATGTAAGATGACTTCAATCTTTTGGTCAAGAACGTTCAGCTTAGGGATGGAATAAGTAATCCGTATTCCTGTCATTGATAGATCTTGTTCCGATGCGCCAAGAGTAAAGGGTTCAAATGTTTGAGGTTCAACAAACGGCATGTACTTTCTGAGTGCCGCTGAAATTCTTCTGATCGCTTCGGCATCAAAATCTTCAGTTCCTAAGTTGAAAAGAAGCGGAGAAAGATTTGCTCCAAAATCGTAAAGCCCCACCCTTTCCCCATGATTGGTCAGTAGTAGATTCTTTAGGTTGTCTCGAATATTGTCAAGAGCAACGGTGTGCATATCAAAAAGACCGTCGCCTGTTGAAAACTGGATTGGTGTCTTGATTCCAATGGGCGGTCTTCGAGTTGTTACCGCCCTCTGTTCTGCCGCTTCCTGGCTCGTCTGACCGACGGATTTGAAGCTATAAACTTTTCTGTTACCGGAAGGCACATCTCACCTCATCCATAAATATGCAGATCGTGGAGTGCTCCGATCAACCTGTTAGCACGTCGTCTGCATCTGCATTATTCACAGCTTCTGCTATGGCATCTGCAATCGATTGGGCCAAAAGGTCGACTTTAGCTTTCACATCAGGCCGTTGATCTTCTGGGATGCTGTTGAGGAAAGCTTCTGCTATCTGGAATGCTAGGGTTCCGGTTCCTGTTTCTTCTGTTGTATCGCCTGCGTTGACTGGCATTTACTCTCCAAAAATTCTTTCTGACTTGATGTCATCCATCTGGTCTTTCTGACCCTTTGTTCCTGAAGCTTGGTAGGTGCTAGCCTCAAGTGCAACGTTAACCAGCGATGGATTCGGACCACCGTAACCTGGTGTTGCGTTTCCAGTGTTGACACCTGCAACGGTAGTCGCCAAACTCTCGATGTCGCCAGCGATTTTATCCAGAGTCTCATTCATGTAAGCTTCAAAATCGCTGAAGCGCATGTAGGGTTCTGCTCCGTCAACTGCACCTGAACCTCCGTCATTGCCGGCACGACCAATGAAAATCTTGGCGCCACTAATTTGGATGTTGCCTTCAGGCGTAATCATGATCGTCGCAAGGTCTTCATCAACAGAGCCTTCCTTCACAATTCTGATGCTTCCGTTGATTCCATTGTCATCATCTTTTCTTGCAACGATTCGCACATTGTCTGACTTCATGATAACGAAAGGCTCAGACTCAACTTGAGGATACTCGCCTTCAAATGGAGTTGGCAAGGTATCGCCTTCGCTAAATCCGAGCTTTGCATCACCGTCAGTGTTCATGGAAACGTATACTCGGCTGGAATCCCGGACAAAGTCAGGATCCCCCTCTGTTGGATTCACGAAGAACTTGTCTGACTCGGTTTCGTCTCTAGCATTTTCAACTGACTTCGGTGAAGTATTTGAGGGATCCGAGCCCGGATCTGCAAGGAAACGCCCTCTGCCAGCGACAACATCGATGCTTCCTGCAAGCACTCTCTGTCTCTCTGAGTCAGTTTTTGATGCATTTGACGTTGCACTGTCACCCGGTGATTCATCGGCTCCCCAACCTCGGTCGTCGCCCATGAGGATCAGCGTATTGTTGGATCCCTGCAATGCGAGATCACCGGGGCGTCTCGTAAATCTCGGAACTGTCTCAGGAGTGAACGATAGACCGGATGCCGATTCACCAACGATTGTTTCGTAAGTGTCATCAATTCCGATTGTTCGGTTTGCCTGTGTTCCGTCTCCGTTCGGGAATGTCGGTTCGATGCCCTCTGCACCGGGAAGTATTTGCCGATCGAGGTGCGTGTAGTTGATATCATCGACAAAACCTGGGCCTGCAATTCTAGACATCCAGTAGAGGTATGGGCTACCCGGGTTATCGTTGTAGATCCAAACCTGTTCGCCGGGCTTAACTGGAAGCTGAACGTGCGGGGAGAAAAACGGAAAACAGAGTGAAGGACTTAGCGTTCCCTTTCCGGCTCCGTCTGTTACGATCTGAATCTTTAGTGTGTTTCTGGGGATCAAAACCCTTAGTTTCGAAACGTCGTCGACGTTAGGGTCGTATGCTGGAACGCTTGCGTTTCCTGACAGGATTCCAGGATTTGAAATCTCACCGAATAGATCCGATAGTTCTTCGTCTGTGAGATACGCAGGATCTGAAATGAGGTCAATGACGACAGCACGCAAAAATGGTGCTGAGCCGGAGGGCGGCCGCCTGCCGTTGTTCGTGGTTGCTTTTGATTGTGAGCTACCGATGTCTTGTGCGCGACCCACCTATCCCCCGTTGATAGCTGTAAACATGTCTTCAGCATCAATTTTAGATGCCTTGGTCTCTTCTCTTGCAATCAGTTCTGCTAGCTTCAAAATCTGCTCGTTTGACTTGCACATTCTCTCAAGATATTTTGTCATGATCGAACCTGCAGCAACGTGGTCCTGAGTTCCGCCATTCAAGTTTAAGTACAACTCGGTGTATAGAGTGCTAGCTGCTTCCCTATCGGAAATTGCATTTTCATAAATCTCTTTCCACAGAAGCTTCTTCTTGTCTTCGAGAGTGTCAATTCCGTCTAGAAGTTCTGAGAATGATTTGACTTTCTTTCCTAGCTTCTCTAATTTTTCAACTGCATTGGTTCTTGTTTTTGGCATACACTCTCCTAAAACATGTCGAACTCTTGACTATCTCTAATCGCGCCGTACTTAATTCGAATGGCACCGAGAGCTTTTGAAAGCTGCTTTCTATCCAGGCCACTGATCTCTCTGACGTAAACAAAGACAGCTCTCTTGTTAAGAAAGTCTAGAGTCTCCACGTTTTCAAACATTGTGATAATTGCATTGATGCAAGACAATTCATTCTCAACAGACGTTTGATCTTTGATTGCTTTCATCGCGTCGATAATCTGCTGTCTTGATTCAATCTTATCGAGTGCCTTGTCTGCAGAGGGAATCACCTGGTGATATGTGATTGCTTTCTTGTCTCTCGCGCTTAGGAGGTCGCGATTCTCGAAAGAGACGTGACGAGTAATTCGCTTCTGTCTCTTCTTGGAATTCATGATCAACCAGTTTTTTGCCACAACGTTGAAGTATGAGAACGCTTTCGTGCCCTTTTCTTTCTTCCACTTGTGAATTGTTTCGAACAGGAAAGAAACGCAATCAGACTGCATGTGCTTCGTGTTCTCGTATGGGTTGTGAAAACCGTATACGAAAATCAAGTTCTCTACTAACTTTTCGAAAGCATACTTGATTTGCTTGTTGTAAAGCTCCTCACGCTCTTTCTGGCATTCGCTATTCTGGTACTCGACAATTGCTGCCTGAGTATCCATCGTGAAATACATGTTTCTTTTGCCAGACCTGCGGCGGCGAATCTTCTTCTTAACCTTCTTCGTCAACTGCTTCCTCCACGCGGCCGACTGCTGCCGCAACCTCTAATATGGCGTCTCTGCTGGCCTTAATATCCTTTAGCACCTGTCGAACCTCACGGCTGTCATGAAACAGAGGTATTTGCAAAATTCGATCGATCGATGCATATCTTTCGTCAAGTATATCTAGTGAACTCTCTATCTGCTCGGTAACAAACAGGAGCTTTCTCGCAAAATAAATGCAGTAGTAAGTAGTGAAGACGCTGATAATCGACAGCAAAGCAATGGTCGGAATCATCCAGTACTCGTGCATCATAAGAAACTCCCAATTGCTGCATCGTACTGCTTGCAAATACTTTCTTGCGAGAACTTGTCTCTCACATTTTTCCCAAGTTCTGTTGCCCATTGCTGTGGCTTTTCAGGCTTCTTTCTGAACTTTTGAACAATTGACTTAAAGCTTTCCTCGTCTGGTTCAGCCCAGCGAGCACCTTTCACAAAGATGTTCTGATCACATCGCTGATCTGGAATTTGTTGCAATTTGTAGTCGACCTTAAGCCAATTTTGCAGGTTAAGAAAATCAAGATGACCAGACCAGTTTGTTGCAATCACCGGTAGATCACATGCCGCAGCCTCGAGTAACGGAAGACCAAATCCTTCTCCCCTTGTTGCCGAAACGAGCGCTTTGACCGATTCTTCCTTGTAGAGTCCGGCAATTTCATCTGGGTCCATGTGACCATGCAGGAAATGGACTCGCGGGAACAATCCGGGTCGAATCTCTTTCAGAACATTTTGAAGCACGTTTCTTGTAACGCGACGGTCGATCTTAGTTCCCTTTCCGCTGTTTGTTTTGATGATGATTCCAACATCCGGGTCGTCAGCAAATGCTTCACAAAGCCAGCGAAGTGTGAACATGACATTCTTCCTATCGTGATAAGGATTGTGGTCAGTTAGTTGACCGAGAACAAGGAAGTTGAACTTTGTATCCAAATTGAGTTTCGAAGGCTCTGCTGTTACGCACTCATCGATAAAAGACTCACCAACAACGTGTAGCGGAACGGTGATCTTTCCAGATGAGTTCAGAACATTTGCAGTGTGTTGGGATGGAACGACCACTGCTGTCATTCGATTACAACATTCAACCCACTGTGGATTGCAAACATCGGTTTCAACTGCTGCCGTAATCCCGATGTTAATCGGTGCCAAGTTAGGATCCCACTCGTTCGGAAGCTGGAGCTGGAAGGAAACATCTGGTCTTGGACCGTTGCCGGCCGAAGATTGCATAATTCTACCGATGACTCCGGAATCCCACTGTTCGTTGAGGAGCCAGGACGTTCTTCCCCATGGAACAATATTAGAATGAATGTTCACACCTTCTTTTTTCTCAAGCCACTTGTATAGCTGCCTGGAATGCACACCATAGCCGCTCATTGTTAGCAGCGGCGCTCTTACAACCACGTTTTTCATTACATCGTCTCCAATGTGAACTTATCTCTCTCCCAGTTTTCGATTAGATCGCGAAGAGTATCGTCCCACATGTCAATCGTGTTTTGGTAGTTGAACTCAGACGTGACATAGGATCTCACCTTTTCACTCAAGTTCTTTCTTTCTTCCGGATTCAGCGAATACATTTTCAACAACGCATCTGCAGCATCGTCTACCGAAGCATAGTCCTCGTAAATAAACGGAACCTGTTGGGATCCCACCAGTGATCTGGTTGCAATTGGCAGAGCAACTCCGTTTTCGCTTCCATCGCGATGGTCAACAACTTGCCTTGTCAGGCCGCCAGTTTTTGCTGCGATGATGGGAGTTCCGCATTGCATTGACTCTAGAGTTCCAAGGCCAAACCCTTCGGCAAAAGAGATGTTGAGAGTCACGTCGGCAATATTGTGCATGATGTTGATCTTTTCAAAGTCAACTCTCTGATTTGAAAACAGAACACTTTCCTGAATGCCGAGCATTTCTGCAGTCTGCTGGAGATTTGGACCTTCACTGTCGTGCGGATCGGTATGCATGATCAGAAGTGCATCCTTCTTTCCCTGCTTCTCTAGCTGCTGCATAAACTTTTGCCATGACAACAGAACATCGTTCGGACGCTTACGCTTTGCATTCCTGTTCATCCAGAATGCGATGAAGTGATCGGCCTTTTCGTTTCCTAGAAGCTGTCGGCGATATGACTTTTTCGCAACATCTCCGAGCGGAAAGTACAGATCCTCCGGAAGTGCATGCGGAACGAAATTTGTCTTTTCCGGAAAGTTTTCTTTGACCATCTCGTACGTCAAATGACTGTGGCAGTTGATCAAGTCGGTGCTTTCATACAGGGAATCGGCATGATTCTTTCCGATGTTGAAAAATATGGAAAAGGATCCAATC